TCAATTCCTGCTTCAGTTCTTCGTTCACTCCCGCCGCTTCAGCAAGGCCGTCACCCAACTGACGAATCGTCTGCTGCAACACATTGATCTGTTCTTCCAGTTGTGCGATGCGATCCGTGTGGACATTCAGCATTGCTTCGAATTCGCCTCTGAGACTTTCCTGCATCTGGGCGACCTTGCCCTTGTCTACCCTGTTACTCATTAACCTCCGCGCTTGCTCGCAGATGGAGCATAAGCAAGAGCAGTGCTGTGGTTCTAAACATGCACGACAGTTAACCACAGTGCCTCCCTCGCACTTTCATGACCGAGCCATCGGGTTGTGGGAAGTAGCTCAAGGAGCCGATGGCGGCCTCCTCGAATCCGTTGGAATGAATGGGACCGTAGTAGATGGCGACCATGTGGGGAGTAACTGTAAGACGTGCCCACTGCCTCTCCGTCTCCATTGAAGGAAGATCGGAGAGCGCCATCTGAACCGCTGACGCTTTTCCGTGCAAGATGAGACTCCAGTTCCAGTTCCGGTTGCCGACATAGACCCAAGAATACCCTCACAGGCAGGGCATTCCTCGAACTACTCAGCGAGAATCTCTGCGATGCGACGCAACTTGTCCTGCGATGCTGACTCTGGCTCGAACAGGCGCTCCAGCGCGTATTCGATTAGAGTAGAAACGCTGATCCCTTGGGCCTTCGCCATCTCGATGGCTTTATCCCACTTGGAGAAGTCGCGCACGTAAATCGTCTTGTTGCCGTATTGAATGTGTCGACCAGATCGAGGGCGTCCTCTGACGCGCCACCCTTTCTCTCGCGCACAGTTAATACAGAGGTCATCAGGACCATAGAGGCAAGAAGTGCCCGGCACATCACAGAATTCCTTGCCTTTTGGAGTATGCCGACGGGGAACGCTTTTATCCATATTCACCAGAGAAAAAAGAAAGGGGTCCGAAGACCCCAATCTCGAGTTAGGCTGCCCATTTCTTGAGACCGTTGCGATTCAGAACGTCGGCCAAATCTCTCATGAGGTCTGACTCGTCCCAAATTGTCTCCACGTTATCCAGAGTCGCGTGGAGAATGCTACGCTTCCTCTCGACTAGCTCGGTCAGGAAGTCGTCGATCGAACCTGCGGCGATCAGGTAGGTCGCCATGATCTTGTCGGCCAGCTGACCCGGTCGGGGAAACCGTGCTTCAGCCTGCTCTTCGTTGGAGGGATTCCACTGTCGCTCCATCATGAGGCAGTCGGAGCAGAACTGCATGTTCAGCCCTTCGCCTGCGCTCTGCGTGGATGCGATCATGATGCGGAAATTCTTGCCGGTTGGAACTTCGAGCAGAACCGGTTTGTTCTCCGCGTCGTAGCTTCTCTCAGTCCTGACACCCTTGAACTCGGCAAGCACGTCTTGCCTTTGCTCCATTGTCAGGTCCGAGATAAGCATGAGAGGAAGTTCGAACGTGCCATACTCACCGCTCTTGTTCAATTCGTCGATGAGCCGGGAGAGACCGGCGTAGAGCATCTTGCGAGTTGAATTGTGATGCGTGAATATGACCAACTTGCGGTCGGTGGACGTGAGAAATTCTTCAACGAACTCCGTGGCTGCCGGAACTTTCGCTTCTCCGGTCAGCCGCCGCATTCTGGAGAAGTATCCGAGAATGTTGCTTATGTCCTTGAAGTTGATTTCCTCAACGTCGGACATAAATTCTTGGAACTCCTTGATCACCGCCTTGTAGCGCTCCAGAACGTCCCCACCCATCTCGGCGTGACGGAACATTCTGGAAATTGCAGGTAGCTCAGGTAGCACTTCGGCCCTCGTGAACCGTTGAATGAATCCCTTCGTTTTCTCGTGGAAGCGGTCGGGATAGGTGAGAATGCAACGCGAGCCAGAACCGACCGGGGTTGTTTCCCTCTGGATGAAGTGCTGTTCAGAAGGATACAAGGTCGGGTTGACCAAATGCAGAATCGGCGCATACTCGTGAGCCGAGTTCTTGATCGGGGTGCCGGAGAGACCCATGACGCTCGGTCGCTCGGACCCGGTGCGCTGCCATGCAGAGGCAATCTTCTTAATTGCACGGCACCTTGAGGAGGCGGGGTTCTTGATCATCTGGCACTCGTCCAGAATGATTGATTTGAACTGGCTGCAAACTGCATCGTCCCAACGAATGACGTTCTTTTTCAGTTTCTTACCAGTCCGACCGTTGGTGAATTCTTCCCCGACGAGACCCACAGCGTTCAACCTCTCCCAGTCGAGATCCACGTCCGGGCGAACCAGACGCAGCGTGTCGTAGGAGATGATGACGATGGGGAAGTATTCTACGTAGGGCAACTGATTCCCGTTCTCTATGATCTGGGGAATCATTTCTCCGTTCGACCAATTCACGAACTCCATCCAAGTATTGTAACGGAGACCGGACTTGGTTACGAAAAGGATGGGGGACATGGATGCTTCGTTTCTCTTAGCGAGAATTGCAGCGATAACCATTTTCCCGACGCCCATCTCGTGAGCCAGAATGCAGTTCAGGCCCGCTTCCTCGGCAAACTTAGCGGACCTGAGCTGGTAGTCATACGGCTTGTGGCCGTTTCGTGCGACGATGATGTCTTCGAGCGGTGTCTCGATTTTGTCTTGAATGAGGCAGTGGCCGCACTCGAGGAAAATGAACCACCGAGTCATCATGTCCTGTCTCTTAGTCTCCACGGCAACTTTGCCGCAGAAAGGACAGGTCTGTCGGAGCGTAGCGATGGGTTTTCCCATTACTTAGCTCCTTTGAACTTCTTCTCGACGTGTGCGATCGTGGCTTCGTCCAACTTACCCAACGCCTTGAGTTTGTCGATGACTTCCTCTTTCGAGTCACCCATAACATCGGCGTATACGTCTGCGAGCTTGATCCCTGCGCCCTTGGGAGGAGCAGCAGGCCGGTCCTGCTTCATTCGAGTTGCAGCAGCCTTGTTATTCCCGAGAATGTGCTGCTTGGTTTTGTCTAGTTCCTTGATTTTCGCTTTTCTCTCGGAACTCTGACCGTTCAACCTCTCAGCAAGGCCCGAGCGCAGACCCTTCTGAAATTCGCGCGCCTTGTAAATGTAGGCTTCGATCTCGTGGAACTTCGAAATGACCTGTTCGTCCGTGGCCGCCGTGACCGAGAAGGAACGGCCTGCAAGGTAAATCGAATTCGGTTCGTTCGGCTCGGGGACAGCGATTTGCTGCTCCGAAATAAACGCACCACCTGAGACCCATTCGGTCTCTTTGATCTCGAGCTTGGTAATTACGAAGTCAATGCTCTTCGCAGCGTGCTCGGGAAGCGGCTCCTGTTCAAAGAGCGGGGTCGCAGCCTGTGGACGAGGAAGGCTGTTACTTGGAGGAATCGGTCTCGGCGTCGGCTTTTCTTCCGGGCTTTTGGCTGGAGAAACAGGCTCGACACTTGAGGGTTTCGACGATTCGTCCATTGCGTCCGCCTTTTCGCTCCCGTTTGACGGCAAGCTCACCACCGCATCGCTTACAGATTTTTTCCATTCGGTCTGCTCGGCCTTTCCATTCTGCTGTTCACGAGCTGCGAGGTAGTCGTCAAAGCTCTCGAATTTCTGAGCTTCCTGATCTACCTCATTCACCAATTCCGACAGTTTGTCTTTTTGTTCCATTGCTCTGCGTTTCTCAAATGTTGCGTGGTTGAGAAGTTAATCGCCATGTGAATTTAGGCCATCTATGCGACGCTCTCTTGAAGATCCCAAAAGAGCGTCGGTAACATGGTCTAGGTCTCTGAGCGGGACGTGAGAACCTCGGTGAGGCCAATGATAAACGCGCGCTCGTAGGTCATCTTTTTCATGACCCTGGGGTCTTCGATGCGGCAGTTTAGGCTTCGTGCGTATTCGAATATGGCCTGTTTGAACCGCTTGATCTGTTTTGCTAGTTCCTCTGAGGTCTCATTCTTTCCAAGGCGCTTTGCCTCGCGGTAGAAGTGAGCGAATACACCGTTGGAAAACTGTTCGCCGTCCGAACTCTTTTCTCTGCCGTTCTCCAAAGTGTAGTAGGCGTGAGGAAAGCCACCGTTCTCCGAAACCGCCACACAAACGGCCAGCGTGGAGAAGAAATCCTTCCGAGTTTTGTAAATCTCCTCGGCTGCGTCCTTCGCCTCGTTGTGCGTGCTCCAGATCGTGTCGTCTTGGACCCAACCTGAGAGAAGGTGCTCGCGCACAAAAACGTAGTAGTCTTTTTGTTCCACTGTAGTCTCCAGAAGTTAGTGTTTAGTAGCCCGTTTCGCAGGTTCAATGATCTGCGAGTTGAAAGTGAACGACCAGATAATGATCGCGCACATGCGCTCTGAGAGTGAGCAGATCCAGCAGGAGTCAATAGTTTTCGCCATTGCCATTCCAACCTGCTGCTCTTCGAATCCCATGACCAAGTCCGGGTAGTCGTAGGATTCGAGAAGTTCAAACACGCGCTCAATATACGCGCCCTTGGTTTCCGAAGTGGGCCGACCCGACACGCTAAGAACGGCCATTGGATTTCTCCCGTGCAAAAGCCGCGCAGTAGCTCGGAGTCCGCACAATTCGCGGGATGACCCGATACTGAATTCCGGGGTTCACGCGCGCCTGCTGCTCTTTCCAATCCAGAGCATCGTTTCTCTCCTCGAACAGCCCTTCACAGCACCACTCGAGATACGAACCAGTGCGCCATTCCATACTCCAAACTTCCCGGCAGATGGGAACTTTAGGAGCTTTCGTTTTAGCCATGCTTTCTCCTTAATCGCCCGAAATTAGGCCATCTAGAAAATTCTAAGTAGCTATTCCGGTGTATTCAGTCGGGCAAGCTACAGAACTTTCCACATAGTCAATTTCCCTATGCTCATGCTCGGCTTACTTGCTCGTCGCAGGGCACCCTTGATCTGCGTTTAACGAATGTCACTGTGGTCCAAACTTCCCCTCCGGCCATATTCACCACGGTCTTTTGTGGGGCCATTAGGTTAATAACTTCTGCTTAATTCCTTATTTGCGGGAATTCCAACCGGCTCCTCGTTAGACGTGGGAACCAGAAGTGCAGCGTGCTACATTATCGCTTGGGTCAGTGCTCAGCTAGATCAGGTAGGTGCCGGACCCCCATGACGGGGCAGCTTCGGCATTCTCCTCTGGAGTATTCACAGAGTAGCGAGCGTATTTGGTTATCAAAGACCTGAAGGCCCACCACTTCTACTTTTGGGTCGCGAACCTCTCATTTTGGCGGAGGTGAGACCCGAAGCAAGGGCTGCAAGGTGCGCGCGGGATACGAAAGAGCCAGCCGCAGCCGCACAAGCCATTGTAGCACGGTTCCCGGCGGCCTGCAAGTGCTTGTGATCAAAGGGTTTAGCCGTTTTGGATGTGTGGATTATGGAACTGGGTCTAGGTTCCAATTCTCCTCCTTAGATAGCGAGATACAAGGGGAAAGTAGGGAATGGAAAAATTCACCTACCCTGATTCCAGGCTTATTCCGAGCTGATTCCAACCTTATTCCAAGCTGATTCCGAGCTGATTTTTCACGGTAAGTTATTGAAAACAAAAGGGTTATTCTAAACACCTATATGTATATGAGGGGGACCATCAGGGGGTCAATTTCGAATTTCGAAAGGGTTTCTGGTTTTCGTATCTAGTTTCTTTTTTTATTTTTTTTTTTTTTTCATCAAACTGAAAAGGATACGAGAAATAAAGTGTTCGCCCGGCGAACGGTATCTTTTTCGAGAAGGAGGGAGATCCCCACATATACAGATCCTCTTTCGGTAGATCGCTTTTTTGTGCGCGTTTTCATTGGGTCGATCGCTTTTCGGGTAAGGATAGAATCAGGTGAGAAACAGCCTAGGGAAAGGTCGGGGAAAGCCTGGAATCAGCCTGATGGGGAGATACGCGCCTCCCCGCGATCATCCCTGAGAGGTTCCGTAGGAAACTGTTCTAAGCCTCTGGAAATTGTTCTAAGCCTCCGAAACTGCGCGCGCGTGGGTAAGACCGGCCCGAATTTGCGCCTCCGTGAACGATTGTTCGGGAAAGGCGAACGCTTTCTAGATACGCGCGCCTCTCGGTCTCGAGCCTGGGACCGGAATACGCCTCCGTCGCGCTTACCCTGGGTCTCCGGGCCGGAGGACCGGGTGCCGGGGAGGATACGGCTGCGCCGGGCCGGGTCCGGGAGCGGCGAATGCAAGCGATTTTTTTTTTCGCCGGGCTGCTGATTTTTGGTGCGCTGGCGCGTTCTCGTGCTACACTTGTGTTTCGGTTGGCGGTTGCGGCGGCGAAACGGCGCAGCGGAGTTCAGCCGGGAGAAGTAGACGATGGCAAAAAAGCCGAGTGCGAAAACGACAGACTCGAAAATCGACAAGGCGAAAACGAACCTTGTCACAAGTTCAGGTGAGGTAATTGTGAGCAATACGATCGAAACGACGGAGACTCCCAAGGGTGAATCCCGTGGGCACTACTCAGCGGAAACCGTTTACGGGCTGAGTTCGGATCAACTGGCTGCGGCGGTTGCAGCCGGCGCACTTCAGCCGACGGGCGATCCCACGGCGGTTGTCATTCGTGGCAAGGGAAACACGAGGGACGAGTTCGTTACCTATCAGAAGTTCGTCGCGGTCAACTTCGACGGCGCGAAACTCCTGTGCGGCGGAAAAGAGGTTGCCGCAACCGAGAAGCCGGAAACCGGTGACGACACCAGATCCGACGCGGAGAAAGCGAAAGGCGCGGCGGATCATTTCAACTACGGTTTCGACCTGGAGGTAAAGCGGGAACTCCGCGCGAAGCTGGCCGAGCTGATCGAGGGTCCGGCAAAAGCCATTGCGAAGGCTGCACAGACGATGCTGGATCAGGGCGTTGCCGAAACGCTGGACGATGCGGTCGCCATGGTGAAAGCTGGCCGACTCCGCAAGGGCCTGCCGGTCTAATGACGGCGGCGGGCGTAGTTTGGCTGTTCATACTTGCAGCCGGTCTACTTTTCATCGGTCGCAAGTAATCGGTTCGGTTCGGGGGAGCGGGGGATCATCTCCGCTCCCAACTTTCAGAGAGAAAATCAAATGGCAAAAAAGTATGACGGCGGCGGTTATGGCGAGGCGGTTTCGGTTGCGCCCGGATCATGGGCGGTTGTCATTCTCGGCGTGATTTATGCGCCGTTCAATTCCGAGCCTGAAGCGCATGCGTGGGCGTTTTCATTCGGTTTCGGAGAGACTCGCTACGCGGTTGCACCGTTCAACGAGCCTGACCGGAACATTCTGACGCAGCCGGTTTCGGAACTCGTGATCAACGCAGCCCGAATGTTAGTTGAAGTTGGTTTGGCCGAGTCAATGCGCGAGGCGGTTTTGATCGTGCAGGCGCAGCGCAAAGCGAAGGGTTTGGACTCGGAGTAATGGCGCGCGTAATTCAGATCGGCGCGCGTCAGTATCCAGTAAGTGACGCAAAGCAGAGTGCAACGATTAGCATCGGCGGCAGGATCATCGTCCGAGTAGGTTAGTCGGAGAGTAAGGCGAGGGACAGCAGACCTCGCCTTATTCGTATCCCGATAGTCCGATATCGTAGTATCCGAGGTCGGCATACTAATAATTAGTTACTAACAAATAATCCGCTACTTATTTTTTTATAGCTACTTACTTCCCCTCCGGTCCTTACCTTTCCTCCGGTCCTCACTAAAGTATAGTTACTAACTATTTGGGTCCCATGAACCCGGACGGGGGGGTGGTAGCCAACTCATATCTGTTTTTCTTATCCTGAATCCATCTGGACCCTCTTAATTTGTTCGCTTCCCTTCCGTATAATCGTTTGCCAGGAGAACACTTAAAAGCCCAATAAAACCCCTATTGACAGCATAAATTGTTCTGTGGTAAGATCGCGCAAGGCCAACATCTATCCAAAATGTTTATCTCGGACGCCGAACTCGCTGCTCGTTTATCTTCAGAGGCTAACTTAGTTAGTCGCTTGCGGAGAGAAGATAATGATCTTATCCCTTCTTCTTTTCCCCTTCCGGAAATTCCCGAGGTTCCCAAAGTTTCCGAGGAGGAAAAGGGTCCCATATCTCCTACCGCACCCTTGGACCCTTGCACCCCGATAGAAATCCTCCCGGCAGAGTTCTCTCCTGAGTCCCTCGACAAAATCCTGAATCCCAGAATCCTGAAGAATGGAAAAGAGTATTCCGGTCGAGGTCCGAAGGGTTTACACGTCGATGAGCAGGCTGCTATCGGAGTTGCCGCTGGGATCTTGGGAACGACAAAAGGCTCTAATCTTGGTGACGTTACTTATGCGTCGGGGCATTCGTTCAGAAACGGCTACGAAGGGAATCATACTCAATACGACCCTCGCCGGGGACCAAAAGAGGAACTGCGAGAAAAGATTATTGGGGGTCACGGGGTCATTGTTGATAAGTGTTTCAATCGACTTCTCGCTACCTTGGACCTCCTTGATGACAACAAACTCTCCCAGGTGAAAAGGGCTACAGAATTAAGCGTTGTCGCAAAGAATCTCTCCGGAATTATTGCTTCCGCTTCAGCCGCTACGCAGGATAAGTTCGTTGACCAGAAAGAGCAGTCTGTTCACTTTCATATCATGCGTCCGGAGCCTGCTCTCCACGACGACTACCCCACGATCAACATCGACTCCTCTCCGGACCTCCCTAAAGATCCTTCCTAATCTTTCTCAGCTTCAAAGAAAACTCCATGACCTCAACAACCTTCGAAAACTACCAAGACAAGATTCTCCCTCTGATGCGCGGAAAGGTTAGAAAGCTCAAAGAGGGATTTGGTTTCATATCTGGAGATGATGGAAGGGATTATTTCTTCCATTGGACTGCTCTCCAGCGCACGACCAAGGCTTTCAACGATCTCAAGATTCTTGATCGAGTCGAAGGCTCTGTCATTGAACCCGCAGAAAATCGTGGACCTCGGATGATTGAAATTAGGGTGATTGATGACCGTCCTACCTCTCATCCTGCTTTTGATCCTTCTCTTCCTCCTCCATTGTCCAATACTTAAGCCGTGGTTTGGATTCCGGAAACCCGCGGGACATAAAGGGAAGTGGTTCCAATGATTCTGATCCTTCTCGTTGTTCTCATCGTCTTTGCACTCTCCGGCCCTTGGTATCCATATTCTCGGCAATGGGGATATGGACCCTCTGGCCTCTTGGGAATCGTTCTCCTCATCCTTCTCATCTATTTGCTTCTCGGCGGAACCTCCCTGCGGATTAGATAATGCCTGCGGTCTCTGGGAAGCAATACCGATTAATGCAGGCCGCACTCCATGGGGCCTCAGACCGGATACCAAAGGGCGTGGCGCGCGAGTTTGTAGAAAAAACTCCTCCCGCGAAACGTAAGATCTTTGCTAAGAAAGGGAAATGATGGAAACTGCACTCGCTCCGAAACCCAAGGAAGAATTGGTCCCGACTCCGTTCCCGGACCCTGCGGAGGAAACGCGTCTCGAACTCGAAGCTCAAGCTCTCGACATGGAGAAGGCGCGCGCCGAGGCATGGGAAGCTGGTCAGAACCCCGACGGCGATTACGTCATCACCGAGGGTCTTCCCGTCCCATTCTTCTTCGTTCGTCGCTACCGAGGCGTCGGACCTCTGGCCTACGAAACGAAGCGGGGTCTCATCAAGGTGAACTCGGGAGACATCATCGCCGGGTTCTACTACCACGAGCACGATGCGGACGGCAACGATCTCGAAGAACAGCTCGAAGAAGTCATCGTCATGACCGAAGCCGCTTTCATGGCACTCCAGGATGATTTCGGACCGGACCAGATCCCGGAAGCCCTCGACGTTCGAGCGGTGAACATCGGGAACCTTCGCCGACGGCCCGAGGTCACGCCTCCCATCGCCGAAACGAAGCCCCCGAAGCCGGACCAGGGTCTCCCAGGGGTCAAGCCACCGGTTGCAGGTCAGCTCCCGACTCCTCCGGTTCCGACGCCGTATAAGAAGTGATCGAAGTAACTTCGAGATTCGAGAAGGTATGGAAGCCGCACCCTAAACAGGTCGAGTTCATCCGTCTACCCTTCTCGATTTTCGAGGCTCTCTATGGGGGTGCAGCAGGAGGAGGCAAGTCCGAGCTTCTCCTAATGCTCCCCATACTTTACGGATTTCACGAGAAAAGTGGGTTCCACGGTGCGCTCTTTCGTCAGACCTTCCCACAACTTGAAGAGAGCCTTATCCCTCGTTCGCATGGATTTTATAAACCTCTTGGAGCGTCTTACAACGATACCAAGCACGTCTGGACTTTCCCCTCGGGAGCTAAGATTCGACTCTCTTATTTGGAAACTGAGAGAGACGCGCGTGAACATGATACGGCTGAATATCATTACGTCGGATTCGACGAACTCACTGCTTTCCTCGAATTTGTTTATAAGTATCTCACATCCCGAGTTCGTTCTACACTTGACGGAGTTCCTGCACTCATTAGAGCAGCATCGAATCCTGGAAACATCGGTCACGTTTGGGTCAGAACAAGATTTGTTGCTCCGGCGCCTGAAGGAGGAGCAAAGCTCTACGATGCCTACACGCAATCATACCGTTTTTTCGTTAGAGCAAAGCTCACGGACAATCCCTACCTCATGGAGAAGGACCCGGGTTACATCAACCGGCTCCGAATCCTCCCAGAGGCAGAGCAGCGCGCGAAGATAGATGGCGACTGGTGGGTTTTTTCCGGACAAGTTTTCAATGAATGGCGAGACCCATACGTTGGATCACCATTTCAAGGGGAGCCAACGACTGCGTGTCATGTTATTCCAGATTTCGAGCCGCCATATTGGTGGCCACGAGTTATCGCAGCTGATTGGGGCTATACGGCTAAGACATGGGTCGGCTGGGGAGCGGTGGCACCGGATGGCAGGCTCTTTCTTTATCGCGAATACGTTAGGGAGAAAACTTCTATCGAGGAGTGGGGGTCAGACGTTAGAAGAATTTCTCAGTTTGAATTAGACAATCTGGGAGCGGCAACCCTTGATCCTTCAGCTTGGGGAAAACGTGGAGAGGCTAAGACCCTTCAGCAACAAATTACAGAGGCCACAGGAATTTCCTGGGAGCAAGCAGATAATGATCGATTGGGTGGAAAGCTCCTCATGCACGAGATGCTTCGCTGGAAGCCTCGGCCACCTAAATACACGCCTGCTGAGGGATTCAGGGAAGAAACCGCGCAGCGAATCCTGCGAATGCAAGGTCCAGACGTATATTCGGAATACGTCAAGATGTTCGAGCCTGACCCTCCGGAGTTAAATCTGCCGAAGTTGCAAGTTTGTCGTTCTTGCAGTCATTTTAGGGAAGCGATTCCCTCTTGCATTTATGAGCAAAAAGATGGAAAGAATGCCGAGGACGTTCAGGAATTCGACGGTGATGACCCTTATGATGGTGGTCGTTATCTTATCAAGGCTTATTCTCGATATATTCGAGAGTCTAAAACCAAGCATGAGAAACAGACCGCCCTGGGAGAAATCATTCAGAAACTCACGGAGACGAATGATTACAACCAGTTCCACCGGCAAATGCACGTTTTCGAGCACAAATATCTTCGGAAAAGCAGGTCCATCCACCGAACGCGCGCAAGGTCAGTAGGACACAGATTTAGGGCTTAATTATGGACACACCAATGGGAATCGGCGGCGCTCCTGATGCTCCGATGGGTCAACCTGCTCGCCCAAAGAAGCTCCGTGGGCCGAGAGAGTCGCTTGGAGGTCCTCCTCCGATGGGTGGAGGGATGCCTCAGAGGATGGGACCTCCCAGAGGAATGCCTCCCCAAGCTCAGGGACCAATGCAGAGACCCCAGATGCCTCCCCAGGCAATGATGGCTCAGCGAAACGCTCAGATGCAGAGAATGCAGCAAATGCAGGCTCCGCAAGGTCTCCCACCGGGTCAAGCTCCTCCGGGTGTGCAGATGCCGCAGGGTCCTCCTCCCCCGATGCAACCAATGCCGATGGGGACGAACCTGGAAGGGCCTCCCATGCAGCCTGACCCCATGCAGATGCAGAAAATCATGCAAATGAAGGCCATGCAGGAGGGTCAGGGCGGAATGCAAGATCCTCGTGCGCGTATGATGGCTTATCGTCAAGCCATGATGGGTCAACAGGGCATGATGTGATGTGGCCGTGGAGTAAATTTGCTCGGTTGGAGGCCGAAATTGTTCGCCTGAAGAACGATTTACGGTCTGCCGAGATGACATACACGGGCTACATGGCTCAAAACATGAAATTAGAGGACAGAGTTCGAGCTTTGGAGGCAGATGAGCGGGAGATTCGTCTCAACCTATTGCGCCGATCCGGTGTCCTCCCCTCCGAGGCCCATATCGACGCCAAAGAGCGTGAATTTAAGCCCGTAAAGAAGACTGTGATTCCTTGGTCACAGCAAGCTGCCCGATTAGAAGCGGATTCCAAGGAAAGATACTGGAAAAAGCAGATAGAATTGAGGGAACGGCCTCAGGAGGCTCGAAAAGGCGCATTAAATAATCCCGATGAGCCTGTTTCTGCTCAAGCAGATTACGATAGGGATTTGATGGAACTAGAAGATGTTTCCTCCAGCTGAGTCAGAACTCCTCGACGAATCGCTTCTTCCCCAGGAAGATCTGGGTGGTCCCATCGTCCAGGGTGACTTGGAGCCGCAGGACGAAGCTCTGGCTCTCACTCCCGAGGCGCCGCCTGAAGAACCGGAAGAAAAGGAGCACTTCTGTGACTCCGATATTGCTAAAAATCTCGCCCGCATCATCGACCACCTTGAGCAGCACGACCGCTTCGCGCGTGAGCGTCTTATTAAGAAGTGGCGGAAACAGCTCTGTTATTGGGATAATATCCAATACATCTGGTGGTCAGACTTTGCTCTCGATTGGCGCACTCCGGACCAAATCAAAGAAGAAGATCCGCAGAGCGATATTGACCCAGCTCTCTATGCTAAGATTATCAACATCTACAGAGCTTACGGAGAGGTTATTATCGCTGCGATGAGTTCGGCTCTGCCGACTGTTCCCTTCGTGCCTGACGACGCCGAGAATCCTGACGACATTCAGACGGCGAAGGCGTATACGAAGATAGGAATGCTCGTTCAGAAGCATAACTACGCCGAGCTTTTGTTCATGAAGGCTCTTTTCATTCTGTATAATCAAGGAGTCATCTTTGGTTACAATGAAAATCGAGCCTCTGAGAAGTTTGGCGTCTACGAGAAGCCAATCGTTCAGAATCATGCCGTAGTTACTCGCGAATACTACTGTGCGAACTGCGGCTACGCTCTCGGTTCGGAGGAAATTTCTGCCTCCCCCATTCCTCAGTCCCCGGAGGAGGCTGGGTCCGAAGAACCGAGTCCTATGGACCTCCCGTCGCCCACTGGTCCGGTTGACGAGCCTCCCGTAGCCCAAAGTCTGCCTCCGATGGCCGACCAGGCGATGGGAACTCAGGCTTGCCCGCAGTGTGGCTACGATAATATGCCTGAATCCGATGATTTTGAGGAAATGGTCCCCAGAATCGCCGGATACGCGAAAACTCCGAAGAATAGGGAGTGTCTTGAAGTCTACGGACCTCTAAATGTCAAAGTTGCTCCCTGGGCGACGAAAAAAGAGGATTTACCGTATCTTATTCTCGAAACTGAAGAACATTACGCCAAACTTCAGGACATTTATCCCGATATTGCCGAGCGTATTCAACCTCTGATAGACATGGAGAGCATGGATCGGGCGATGCGAACGTCTGTAGCCCTCAAAGGCGACGTTTCGACCGACCTTTGCACCTGTCGGAGAGTGTGGTTGCAACCGTGGTCCTACAATGTCCTGGGTATGGCTGGTCACAAGGACGAAATAGAGGAACTCCGCTCCCTCTACCCGAATGGCGTTTATTGCGTCGTAATCAACAAGGACCTCGTCGTCGAGGGCATTCCCGACGTCATGGAGGACCATTGGACGATTACGGAGCATCCTCTCTCCGAAAATCTTCATGCCGAATCCGTCGGCTCCTCCGTAATGCCGATTCAGGACATGACGAATGAAGGATGGAACCTCACTCTTGAAGGTATTGAGTTTGGCATACCTGAACTCTATGCCGACCCTGATGTGCTCGATTTTGATGCATACGGGAAGTCGGAAGCGCGCCCTGGTCAAGTTTCCCCAGCTAAGGCCCCCGCTGGACGCTCCCTTGGTGAAGGATTTTTTGAAGCTAAGACATCATCTATCTCCCAAGAAATCGACAAGTTCCTCAATCGCCTTGAAAGAGTCGGTCAGTTCATCTCCGGAGCCTTACCTACGGTTTTTGGCGGCTCAATTACGGGAGGATCAGGAACCGCCAAAGAATACGAAATGAGCCGAGCGCAGGCTCTCCAGAGACTCCAGATTACTTGGAAAATCGTCAAGATCTGGTGGGCGCGGATGCTCTCGAAGGCAGTTCGGAGCTACGCGATCAACATGCTGGAGGACGAGAAATACGTAGAAAAGCGTGGCTCTACATATGTGAACGTTTGGATTCGGCACATCCACATGACCGGCTCGGTGGGTGAGGTTGAGCCTGACGTCAACGAAAGCTTCCCGATCTCCTGGGCGCAGAAAAGGGATATGATTCTCCAGCTATTCCAGGGTGGTAACGAGGATGTGATGAACGTCCTCCGACACCCCGAGAATGCAGGACTCATCGCCCTAATCATTGGAGTTCCTGAACTCTACATCCCTGGCGATGACGACAGGAATAAACAGCTCGTAGAGATCGGGGAGCTTATTCTTTCTGAGCCGACCCAGACAATGCCTCCCATGCCTCCTCAAGCACCTCCTCAGGAAGGTATGGGACCGGTTGGGCCTCCTGCTCCTCCTCAGGCTGCGCCTTCGGCTGAAGAAGGTATGGGGATGCCGATGATGACCTCCTCGGTCCCGATAGATGAAAGTCTCGATAACCACGAGATCGAGATGATTACGTGTCAGGCATGGCTGAAATCTGAGATTGGCCTGCAATACAAGAAAGAGAATCCTGGCGCGTATATGAATGTCCTCCTTCATATGCAGGAGCACCAGAGATTAGTGCAGATGGCAGAGGCTCAGGCTGCTGAAGCTGAAGCTGAAGGATCTGAAGGTAAAGAGAAACCGCCTCAGGAGTAGTTAAATGTTTTTCTTCAAGTTTCAACAGTTCTTTTCACCCGATGATACCGGAGGGGGATCAGATGGGGACTTCTCTGCAGACATGGCCGTCCTCAACGAGCCATCTGGAGAATCTGCTCCTGCTCCTGAAAAAACTCGAACCTTCAACGAGGAGCCAACAACCGAAGACCTCGCCGAGGAGGAAGAAGATGGCGAAGATCAAACTGACGAAGGTGACGAGACCGACGAAGGCGAGGAGTCCGAAGAGACCGACGAGGCCGACGCGCCCGTCCAGGGTAAACCGACCCTAAAGGCGATAAAAGAGCAGTTCCCTGGTATCTTCAAGAAGTTTCCAGAGCTGAAGGCTGCTCTTTTCAGGGACCAGGAATTCTCGAAGTATCATGCGACGCCCGAAGATGCGGCGCAGGCTGCGGTCAAAGCTGATAACTACGACCGATTGGAATCCACGCTGGTTCAAGGGTCTCCTGACCTCCTGATGAGTGAGCTTGCGGAGAACAACCCGAAAGCTTTCAAGGAGGTTGCTCTCAATTGGTTGCCCAAACTCAGGGAGATTGACGAGAAGCTGTTCATTTCGGCTACCGAACCGGTCTTAGAGGAGCTTATCTTTCTCGCCTTCAAGCATGGGGAGAAAACAGGAGACAAGAATCTTGCGATGTCAGCGCGCCACCTCGCGAATTTCATATTTGCAAATGGTGGGGAGATTCCGGACATTTCGAAAAAGCAGCAGAAAGAACCCAATCCTGCCGAAATTCAGCTCCAGCAGGAGCGGCAGCAGTGGGCTCAGACTCGATTTCAAGAGGCCGATGGGGAGATTTTCAACTACGTGACATCCTCGCTGGACCAGACCATTCGGCAGGGTTTGGACCCGGCTGGAACGATGCCTGAACGGATGAAAGCCTCTATAGTGCAAGATGTGATAAACGAGATGAACTCCCAGCTCGCCAAGGACCCCGTCCACGCACGTAGGATGCAGGGTCTATGGAAACGGGCTGCGGGAGACGCCTACTCACGACAGAGCAAAGAGAGTATCGTAAACACCTACCTCTCGGGTGCGCGTCCGCTCTTGCGTGACCTCCGGAACCGAATCAGATCGGAGTATCTCGGCTCCTCTCCCACCAGAAAAGTGGGTAACGGAAAGGACGAGAAGCTCGCAGCTACTCCACAGAAAAAGAAGCCCTTCGAGGGATCTTCGAAGCGGGTTGACCAGCGGCGGGAAAGGGCGACGGTTCTCGATCCGAAGAAAATCGACTACGCCCACACTACCGACCTGGACATACTCTCGGGCAAGGTCACTCTGAAGAAATAGGAGATTTATGGCTCTAACAGAGACGCAGGTAGTTGCTGCTGAGCTGGAAACAGTCCAGAGCAAAGTGCCCGTCCTGTTCGACCGCGATTCGCTTTTCTATGGCAACATCGAGAAGCGGGACGTAGAGAAGGTATCGAATCGGGATATGCGAGTCCCGATGGAAATCCGACCCGGTGGACGGTTCGGTTACTTCTCTCCGGATGGCGGCGACCTGGGACGCGGCGATGGTCAGTCGTTCGAGAAGGCTCTCGTCTCCACGGTCCACATGAAGCACGGTGTGGAGTGGCAGAAGCGGGCACAGTGGGCCACCGACGATACGAGGAAGTCGGTTGTCAACGCATTCCGTCAGTTGCTTGCAAAGGCGATGGCGGAGTTCCGGCGTCAGGTCGATTCCTCGCTCATGACGGGTGGAAATGGCGCGGTCGCCACGATCACCTCGGTCTCAACTGCGGGCGGCCAGGACACCTACACCTGCACGACGGATGGTTTCGGTGTGCGCCTCCTCCGATACGGACAGTTCGTGTCGGTTTACGATGCAGCCTTTGCCGCAGCTCGGGTCATTGCACCCTCGGCTGGAGCAGCGTTGGTCGGAACCGCAGCGCAGATCGACCTGGTGGATTATGCGGCCAAGACATTCCGCATCAAGGGAGCGGCGACCTCGCCCATCGCTGGTGATAGGATCGTCATCGAAGGGCTATCTGGGGCCAATCCAGTCGCTCTGCTTGGTGTTCCCTACCATCACAACAATGCGTCAACTGGGACTTGGCTCGGATTGGATCGAGCGCAGTTTCCAGAGATTCGAGCCTCACGAGTTGCAGCGGCTGGTCCGTTGGCACCTGCACACGCGAGGGTTGCTCTGAATCGCATCGGAGACCGCATCGGTCTCGACAACGGTGTCAAGGTTCAGGCGTGGATGCATCCCTGTCAGGTCCAGGCTTACGAGGAGCTGGGACAGGCGGTGCAGGTGGTCAACCGCAATGGCGGATCGTCCCAGGGTCTCGACCTCTACTTCGACATCCAGCAGATCGCTGGAGCGCCGATTCGCCGGTCGTATTCGTGGGACAAGACCCGAATCGACTTCATCGTCGGAGAGGTCTGGGGACGCGCCGAAATGCATCCCGCAGGCTTCTACGAGGAAGAGGGTCGGCGGCTCTTTGAACTTCGCGGAGCATCTGGTGGAGTTGCCACGGCGACGATCTTCTACCTGACCGCATCGTTCAACACCTTCATCAACAATCCGGCTTCGTGCTCATACATCGATACCCTGACGGTTCCGTCGGGCTACTGATGTAGAGGAGGGAAGGGGGCCGGATTCGATAACACGGATTCGGCCTCCCAACTTAGACCGCGGTGCAGGGTTTTTACCGTTTCACCTGCTTTGGGTCTATCGGAGCGGAACGGTGTCAGATAGGCCACGCGGCTTTTTTATGGACAACGTCTTAATCACTTACTTTAACAACAAGTTGGCAGATCACGGGAGGTCCCTTGATGGCCGCCCAATCTGGAGAATATCGTGGGCACCAGACCAGCGTGAAAAACGACTCGGAACCTTCTCCGACTTCTATGGATCAATCTTTCTTCGAGAGCGAACAGAAGTTAGAGACGTCCCTAAATACTGGTATGTGGGTCCGCGTTGGGTGCTTGAGCGCCTTACTTTTCTACCTCCTGGTAGCTCTGTTCATCGCGAGCTTGTTTCTCAAAGTAGTCCATTAGACATCTCTTCCCCGGTGAGGAGCGGGACCTATGAGCCAGTCTATGTTTTTCAAGACGCTAAAGGTGAAGCTCTCCCGGTCACTGAGTGGGCTTTGGACGCAGTTATGCATACTGCTGAGTTCGGAGAAAGGCGGCAGCTTTCGGACGCGGATATGAGGGATAAATACCACGCCTCGATGGAAGAAGATGCAAAGTATTTTGAGGCTCAATTCCATGAGGCCGGGAGGTCCGCCCTGTTCGCATTCGAGAACTCCGTGTTTGTAGATTCAACGAAAGTCTATAAAGAGAGCGTCCATGCCTCCGAGATCTAACGACATCTGCACCATCGTCACCATCCTCCCGTATCCCTTGGTAGAGGAGAAGCCCGGACTCGTTCCGGGAACTTTCATTATCCCCTACACGGAGCCGGGAGACTTCAATCTGGTCAACATCGAACGATGCCAACATGCCGTTTATCTTGACTCAAATCGTCCTCGACTCATTGTGCCTGATCCCTCTGACTTGGTTGCTCGATCCGTGGCCTACGACCACAAAACTGCTATGGTCTGCTACGAGGCCGGAATCGCGGAGCCGGGCATAGATTGGGTCTGGGGGGAATACCTCCCGAACGAGAACGGGAAACTCGCATTTGCAGCCGCGCACGGTGCCGTCCTCGAAGGGATGAAAAGGCTGCAAGATGAGTGGTATGTGCGGCTGTTGAGAATGGCAGATGACGACTGGGCCAGATACCGCCAGCACAAATTCATCACCGGACTGCAAAGAACTGCCGCCCAAGTTCTAGGACAGACCGATCGGGACTGGATGGTCCAGAATCGTATCGAAGAAAGCCTGAGCAAATGTAGGTTCTGTTTCGCTCAGGTTCACCCGGTCGCTTGCATCTGCCCCTCGTGTCATGGTATTCTGGATAAGGCCAGATACGAGAAGGAGTTCCTCGGGGCGGGTGTCATTGAGAAAGTGAGAGGTTAATGCCGACATACCAGATTCCCTGTGGTGTCCCGACCCAGATTGCACAGAATGCTGTCTGGGCGCTTCCCTCGTTCAAGGTCCGGGTTCGGGCGGAACCGAATTGCGAACTCGCACAGAGCGCTACTGGTCCCTGGGCTGCGATGACCGGGCCGGTGGAAGGTTTCGACTCTGCTGCCTCCTTCATCCGATGCACTACTGCCGCCGCGATGGTGACTTGTGTCAAAGGCTGAACTCTGGTCTTTCACCCTAGAACTCTGCAAGGGTGATAAGGTCGTCGATAAGATTGACGTCTCAGACCACCACTTGGAAGAGATCATCGAGCTTCTGGAACGGTGGTTGGAGGATCTGAATGCCAATCGACACGTTTAACGTCGAGGATGTCTTTACCTGGGAGGCACCGGAGCATCCTCGGGGAAGGTTGGTAAAGAAGGTCTCTCTCGACTTCGTTACCCTGGCTCAGAGCATCCTCTATAATGTTCCAGATTCTCAGGAACGGGTTGATGCTCTGAAGCTCCTGTTTGACGCTGAGACTCTCTGTGTTGCTCGAATCAAGGAGGGATAGATGATTGACAAGCCGTATGCGTATCATAAACCATCAGCAGAAGGACTCGAAAAGATCAACCGGCTCCGTGCTCACTTTTCCGAGGGTGAGCGGCTCATAAAGGAGATTTGTCCTCCTTCTCGGCAGGCATCGGTCGCGATTACGGAAAACGAAACGACTGCGATGTGGGCAATCAAAGCAGTCGTTTTCAACGACCCGAAAAGTGAAGTAGAGGGCTAGAATGGCGATCCTGGCAGCCACGATCCTCCAAGGTGCAAAACCACTCCTGAATGATCCTCAGGGGATAATGTATCCGGATACTGCGCTCCTCCCGCTCTTGAGTAAGGCATACCGGGAACTCCAGACCCGCTTGTCTCGCTCGGGCATGGGAGTCACGAAAGAGGTAGCAGAGAGGGTGCCCGTGAATGTCGGGGTCGCTTCCCTTGGGGATGGCTCAGGTCTCCCCTTGGGATTGCTTTATCCGATTGAAATTCGAGAGGGTGCCCGAGGAGCACCCCAGAGGGATTTCCGGTATCTTGAGGAGAGGAACTGGGAACCTACATCTCACCCGACCACAGAGCTTCAGTGTTGGGCATGGCGGGAGGAGGAGATTAAACTACTACCCGCCCTCACGGATCGAGACCTCTACATCAAGTTCATGAAGGGCTTGACCCCGATAACCGACGTCAACTCCAACATCCAGATCCTCAATTCGGAACTGTTTCTGGAAGCCAGGACCGCAGCAATCGCAGCTGCCCTCCTGGGAGAGAACTACTCACGCGCTCAGAACCTCAATGCGGACGCTGAACAGTGGTATGACGTCCTCATTGGTGGTCTCGTGAAGCGTGGTCAACGAATGCCGGTTCGCAGAGGGCGGACCAGATACCGCGCCTAGCTGCTCCGAGTTAGGGTCTGACGGTCGAGGAGAGAAAATGCCTATTGCTTTTACTCAGACACAGAAGCTCCCGGAGTTCCGCACGATCCGGGTCATCGGAACTTTGACTTTCTCCGGCTCCTACGTGACCTCAGGGGAAGTTCCCACGGGTCTCTTGAAGCCAGGGACAGTCAAGAATCCTCTCTGGGCGAATTTCTACAACAAGACCGCACATCAGTTCCGTTACGATGCGGCGACCGGGAAGATCCTCTGCTTCGTTCCTGCCGGGACCGAAGTTCCTGCTGCAGCGTATCCCGGTGCCCTGACTTCGGACGTGGTGATCGCGGAATTCGAATATCCGAAGGCATGAGCCTCCGAGACCACGAGCCGATTTCGTTCAATCAGTTCCGCGGCACTTTTGACCGGGGGGAGGACGAGTCTGTCCCCCCGGGCTTTTTCAAAGGGTCGAGGAACATCCAGTTCATCAATCAGGGGATTAAGACGAGGGATGGTTCTGCAATCGATACGGCGGAGACTGGACCTATCCGACGAATCGCTATTTATAAGAGAATCGGCGAGGTCGCGCGCCTCCTGATTCTCAACAACGCTGGGGTCCTCTTTGACTCCATAACTCACACAGCAATTCTTACCATCCCGGCCATGTCTGACTTCAGCATGGTCAGCATGTTCAACCGAGCTTACATCACTCCGCACAATGGCCTCCGTGGTCTCCCGGGAGAAAAGTTATATGTGTATGAAGGGTCAGGAGTTGCACGACCTGCGGGAGGAACAGCTCCGCCTCCAACGGGAATGCAGGCAGCAGAAGGAGTTGCGGGAAACTTCGACCCGGGAATTCATCTTTTCGCAGTTGCGTTTGAGACTGCATCAGGATACATTACGCCTTTCGGCTCCTCCTGCGCTATCTCCTCCACGACCGGAGGAAAGAAGATAGATCTTTCCGCCATCCCAACTGGGCCTCTAGGAACTGTCGCGCGTGTTTTGATGGGAACGAAGGATGTAGCAATCAATGGGGTCTTCTCCGGGGACTTTAACAACCAGACTTGGTATGTAATCCCGGATGGACGGATTCCAGACAATTCTACAACCGTTAAGACCGTAAGCTATTTCGACGCCGACCTCCAGTCAGACATTTCCTACCTCTCAGAGCAGATGGGGTCTATCCCTGCTGGAGTAGGAGTCAACATCTATCGGGGCCGCTTAATTATTTGGGGTGAAGATGTCAACGAATCAATCGTTAGAGCTTCCGCCATTGGACAGCCGGAGTCCTTTGACGAGGCCGATGGCTTCGTTACCATCAATCCCGGCGATAGTGGCGGTGGAGTCCGATTCTGCTTCGAGTATCGAACTCAGCTTATTTGTTGCAAATCTCAGCGATCCTACATTACGCAGGATAATGGAGATAATGCAGGAAGCTGGAAAGTTGACGCTCTCGATAAGAGTGTCGGGACCGAATGTCACGGAGTTGGAAAAATTCTCGACTTTGGCGAGGACGTTCGAGACCGCGCCTTCATCGCAGATAGGAGTGGGCTTCAGCTTTATACTGGAACTTTCTCCGACACTGAGGTCACCAGCAACATCTCCGACGTCTGGGACCGAATAAACAAGGCGGTTTTCCACAAGGTCGAAGTAGCTGTAGATCCTTTGAAAGGTTTGACCTACGTCGCCTGCCCTCTGGACGTAGCAACGGAGAACAATGCCATCATCGTCGTGGACTGGTCAGAAGGTTTGACCGTCGAGGATATCAGGTTCACCATTTGGGAGTTCCCTTATCGGCCTCAGACTGTAGTTGTCGATGTGAACGAGGCGGATAAGGAATCCGTCATGAAGTTTGCTGGCCTCGACTCCATCAACGTATTCAAGATAGTGGAGAATCTGAAGCTCGACAACAACCTCGCTATCGATACGTGGGTGGAGTTCCCTCTCCTCCCGCAAGACGACGACTGGCCTGTAAATCACTTCACCGGATTTCGCGCGCGAATTAAGGGGGTTGGCTACCTCCTGATAAACCTCACGAGCCTTGACGACGCACAGCAGGTTGTAGTGCCTCCTGTAACTCTGAATCCTCAGCCCGGACGCCCGCTTTTCCGAGGTTTCAATTTCACGTCGGAAAGATGCTCCGTGAAATTAAGGACTAACCAGAGTGGGAACTACTTCATGATGACGAACTTCAACTTGTATTACAAGCTCCTCTGGTCGACCCGAGCTGAGTAATGGCCGAGATTGATACCCAAGCGCTTCTCGGAGACATTGAGTCCGAGCTCCGTAAGCAGCACATCGATGTTCAAGGGCTGATCCAGGGAATCCAGCTTGAGAACCCACGGCTCTATCAAATCCTGATGGAGCTGAACGGTGGCCTCCTCTCTGTCCAGGAAGAAATCTTCCCACTCATAATTAAGGATAGGCTCCCGACCAACATCGGTGAGATCCTCCTACAGCCCGCTTCGTTCACCTTTGCGTTCCAGCCGACCTCTGTCCGGTTCTTCTGGAGCGAAGTTCCACAAGCATACGGTTATGAGATTCGGGAAGGGATGCTTTGGGACACTGCAACTTTCCGGGTTCGAACTGCCTCCCTCCAGGTCGACTTGGACCCTTTGCTCACTGGCTCCTACTACTTCCTCATCAAGACGATAAACGTAGCAGGGGAATACTCAGTCGATGCTCGTTCTGTCCTCGTCGATGTGCCTGCAATCTCGGCGGTAGTTCTCGCGCGCGAGGTTATTGATAACAACGTCCTCCTACGTTGGACTCTCCCGACTTCGACGTTTAGGATTTTGCATTACGAGGTTTCCAAGGGTTCTGTTGTTGCTGGCCTCGTAGACTCCAACTTCTTCGTGGTTTTCGAGAACGTCGCAGGCACCTACGTATATTCGGTTGTTGGGATAGATGTAGCGGGAAACCGCGGCCTCCCAGCGTCGATTACGGTGCAGGTTGCCTCGCCTCCTGATTACGCGCTACAGGATAAGAGAATCTCTCGGCTTCTTGGACCGAAAGAGGATATACTGAGGATTCCACCTTTAGAGTCTCTAGTCAATCCGGTCCTCCTAGGGCCTTGGTTCTCTACGACCTGGGAGCAGCACTTCGTCAATAACAATTGGGAAGATATCCAGGACCAGCTGGAGGCTGATTACGTCATCTACATTCAGCCTACCGACCTCGATGGAAAATACGAGGAATACATAGACTACGGAACGGTGATCAGCAATGTCATCGTCACTGTAGCTTTCAATTTCAATCTGCACGTTCAGGATGTTGCAGTCATCATTGAGATGTCTAGCTCCCTGGATAATGCAAACTGGACTCCTGTGGTGACAGGTTCTAGTCAGTATTTCCCAACCATGAGGCATCTGTTCATTAGGTTGAAGTGGACCGCATCAGACGACCGAGCTTTGCTGGAACTCTGGAATCTTAGCATCTCCATCTCGGTTAAGAGAGAGAACGATGGTGGTGAGGTTTTCGCAACTTACAACACTGTTGGAGATCCGGGCACCTACGTCACATTTAAGAAGCCTTTCAAAGACGTGGAATCCATCACTTGCACCACAAAGACTACTACAGAGCCTTACTATGCAGTCTTTGACTTCCAGGATATTCCAAATCCTGTTGGTTTCTACGTCTGGGTCTTCGACTCCTCGGGAAATCGAGTGAAGCAGACTGTTGATTGGAAAGCTCGGGGTATCGTCTAATGTGGCAGCGATATAATCAGGGAAGCCACATCTTCGAGAAGTCCCTCGACAACGGAGCGAGCTGGACTCCGATGATGATAAACCAGTCAAGCATCGAGGGTATAGCTCCACTTCCGACGAATATTGCGTATACGAATGTTCAGAATGATTTCACTCGTAGACAACGAATCACACCGGCTCCTGGAGATAGTCTGACACCCTACTATGCTCTAGAACTTGTTGGTGGGGCGGCGACTGGAGGAGATCATGCTGGCCTCGTATTCAACTCAACGGGTATGGCTGTTGACCAAAGGAAATGGCGTATTATTACTAATGCTGGTCTACTACGCTTCGAGCCTCTAAACGATGCAGAAAATTATACATTCGATGTTATAGTCTCTATAGACCGAGCGTGTTCCATAGTAGCAAGCGGTAATATCTCAACATCTGCTAGTCTTTATTCAACATATCATATCCTTGCGAGTAATGGAACTATTCGCTCGCAGGGTCCGCGTGGCACTCCTCCTGGGTCTGGTGGTGGTATTGAGCTGTTCTTTCAGTCTGGGCTTGGGTATCTCCATTGTTACGACATAACTACTGGAGGATATCCGCCAATCATTATAGCCGGTGGCTCAGTGGACATCCAATGTGCATTGACCGTTGGTGGCATTACTGGTAGTGCTCATATTCAGTCTGCTGCTCATATGGCTTGCAGCACTCTCTACACTAGAAATGGCACCTTCGTTATGCCAGGTCGTGTCGATGTTGCTGATGGTGGCATTCAAGGCTCATGGTATCTTGGGTCACATCCCGCATATGGTCTGTATTCCAATACCGGATTGTATCTCGCTGGAGGATTGACGGTAGCAGGCGGGGCGAGCTTCGGTGGCTCGCTGACATTTCCTGCGAATGTGTGGCACCTTAGCAGTGATGGAATCCAACGTCTCTATTTTGGGTGGGGTAGTCATACATACATAAAAAGTTACGCTAACATTTATTTTCGAGGAGGTAATACTGATACGGAGATCCTCACTATCTTTGCAGGTGGAGAGGTGCAGACACCTGGTGGCGTGAAGGCGATGGCATTTGGTTGCAAACCGGGTATGTATGCTGCTCCGACAGGGAGCTGGTTCAATTTCAATTGGACCGGGAACGTCCAAGTCTGGATTGATGCAACCTACGTAGGAGATATTGTCTTTTCCGACTCACGCCTCAAGCGAGACTTCACACCTCTGACGAGCAGCCTTGATAAAGTGTTGAAGATGCGTCCTGGCTCGTTCTATTTTCGAGATGGTGTTGATGCTGCTCCACGTCTACGTCTCGGATTGCAAGCACAGGATTTGGTAGAGGTCGCCCCGGAGTTAGTTCGTCAGACAGACCTACCAACAGAATTGACCCCGGACGGCACTTATCAAATTGATTACACTGGAATGATACCTATGCTCGTTGCTTCTATTCAGGAGCTAGAGCAGCGTGTGAGCAAACTGGAGTAAAACATGGAAGAATTAGTCCTGACCGACCCAGAGGTCAAACCGGAGGAGGTCAAGAACACGTATAAGGTGGTAACGCTCACTCTAGACCATGAGGCGATACCATTAGCTCCGCCTCCTCCCGAACTACCGGTGCCAGGCATGGTTCGTATTGTTCTCAGGGACAATCTTGGTGGGACGTTCACTCACCAATATACTGGCAAGACTGCGACCGACTTCATCAAATATATCAACACTGCAAACTTTACAACCAAAAGCCTGCATAAGCGTATCCTTGAAAGGTTAGCAGCAGACGGTATTCTTCCTGGGACCGTAACTGGAACACCAGATCCTCCAACTGGAGTCTTTGATGCCTGAACAACCGAAAGAACTGCCACGTCAAGAAATCACCCTTGAGGAACTCTACCAGGTCGTAGGTGAGCTAGAGATCGTTCGTCGTAAGTTCTCTCAGCAGCTTCAACAGCTCTATACTCAGGTCGACGAGATGGCGAAAGAAATCGCTAATCTGAGGAACAAAGATGGCGGACTGGTCAAAGCCGACAATAACTAGCAATTACGTCACCTTCGTCGATGAGGTGAAGGATCGTGATTTCGACGCTATTAGTCTGCAATACAACGCGCTCGTAAACCCTCCGAACGCCTCGGTGAAGCTCGTCCGCTCTCCTGTCAAATTCCAGCAATGGATGACGGGGGCGTGGAACGAGCTGACCCTTTCGGTCGAGGGAGGAGGGACTGGGCAGACCTCGATCGCAGGGTTCCGCACGAGCCTTGGCCTCGGGTCAATGGCCTACCAGAACTCCAACGCTATTGCGGTCACAGGCGGGACGATCGCTAACATCACGTCTGGTGGTAGCTACTTCAACCATCAGGGCGGGACGATGACGATTCTCCAGCCTACGATAGCGGGTCATGCACTCACGATCAACGGACCTGCTAATGGATACCATGCCCTCCTAATTTCATGCCCGGCATCTGTTGGTCATGGTGTCCATCTTCAAGCAGGATCTTCTCATAACGACTGGCCGCTTCGTATTATGAATTACAATGCGACCGTCGAAATCATGAGGGTAACGGGTGCAGGATCTACTTGGATTGCAGGGACTCTTGCTATCCCTGTGGGTGCAGACAAGTGGGTTCCCTGGTAAATGGCTAAGCGACCAGGCTCCCTTTGGGTCGAAGGGAATAGCCTTAACTACGTAGACGCATATGGTAGGGAGTGGTCCTATGCTGGCGTCTACATTAAGAACATAGGATGGGGTCGTCCTGGTTCTCTCTGGGTTGAGGGATACTATATCTTCTACATCGCGGAGTCGGGAACTCAAGTATTCCGGTTACAAGCGACCTGGAATGGAGAGTATCACGGTAGGACTGGTTCCATCTGGGTCGAGGATTGGGCGCTTCGGCACATTGGAGGAGGAGAAGCTGCTGAATTCTGGGCGCACGATAACCTAGCTCATACAAACGTAACGCATGTAGATACCGGAATCGCAACTCACACCAACACGCATACAAACGTAGCACATAATAACATAGCGCACGTCAACTGGCACTCAAACGTAGCACACGTAAATTATCATACCAGTTACGAGCACGCCAATTATCACGGGAACACTCATACAAACGTCCCGCATACTGATGAGTGGGCTGTCTTGGAGCATGGGGATTACTACTCCCCAAATTACGGATATCCTGCGGCTGGTTCCTATCATCATGCGGACTGCACGATTATAAGTCGAGGACAAGCCACTGGTCAGCATGGAGACCATTATGATGCACCTCCTAATACTCCAGCTCATAATGATGGTTACTACTTCAAGGATCACTGTAACTTCCACGATAACCTAGCACACGCAAACAACCATTACGACTCACCTGGGCAGTCAGCGCACACAAACTACCACGGGAACACCGAGCACGTTGACTACTGGACCCAGACGGCGCACTCAAACGCGCATGGGAATACGCATACGAACGTCGAGCATCAGGACGTTCCTCATGCGAACCATAACGACACGATTCACCAGAATGTGGCCCATGCGAACGTCACGCATCAGGATCAGCCTGTCCTCATAGGATACTAATGACTGTCGAATATCTCCCCGTTGGTATCGCCTGCAATATCGCCTGCAAGTATTGCTATCAGGAAAGCCAAAGAGATGCAGGGAATATCAACATGCCTCGGAACTGGGAGAGAGTGCGCTCCCAGCTCGACCGCATTGGGGTCGACTTCGCAGTCTTTGGTGGGGAGCCTCTGCTGACCCCTATGGCTCACCTCGAAGAAGTGTTCAAATATGGCTTCGAGAAACACGGTAAGAATGGGATTCAGACTAACGGATCTCTCATCACCGACGAGCATATCGACCTATTTGATAAATACAAGGTCCACGTAGGCATCTCGATAGATGGACCTGGCGAGCTGAATAGTGTTCGCTGCACGAACGATTTGACAGAGAAAACAGAGAGCGCGATCAGGAAGCTATGTGATCGGGGAATCCCTCCCTCCCTCATTATGACGATCCACCGGGGGAACAATGATATTCCTGCTCTCACTCGCTGGCTTGATTCTCTTGCTCTACGAGGCTTACGCTACCTTAACTTCCACGAAATGGAGCAAGAGTGCGGACAAACGGAACCCGCCCTCTCCGAAGCCGAAACCATAAGGAACTTCCTCCAGCTCTATGAGTGGTCGAAAGGGACGAAGTTCTGGATAAACCCGTTCGTCGATATTCGTTCGCTCCTCACAGAGATGGAGCCAAGAGCCAACTGCGTCTAGCACGCTTGCGACCCCCAGACTACCGAAGCCGTTCAAGGAATCAATCCCGATGGATCAATGTCAAATTGTGGTAGAGCTTATAAGGACGGCGTCAACTGGCTCAAGGCTGATACCCCCGGATTCGAACGCTATGTTGCGCTTTATCACACTCCTCAAGAACACGGCGGATGCGCAGGATGTAAGTATTTTGCTTTCTGTAAGGGTCAGTGTCCGGGCACTGCAATCGACGGAGATTGGCGAAACCGAAGCCTAGAGTGTCGTCTTTGGTATTCCCTCTTCGACGCCATTTCAGAGGATAACAAGGATCGACTCCTACCTCCTGAAGTTGTGAAGCAGAAGGAAGAGGCTCTGATGAATCGTTGGGCCTCTCCTCAGAACAACGAGCATGGGGACAAGCACGGAGATATTCCTCATGGCGACAAGCATGGGGATCATACGGATTACGGTCCTGGAGTTGAAGCTGTATTCTGCACCGAGAAACCAGAATGGTTACTGACAAACTAAAGCGTCTTGATTTTACCATCCCGGACTTCTTCAGGACCATCTGGGTTTCTGAGGAAGCGAAGGATCTGTGGGAAGAAAGAATCCGCGCAATCGCTGCGAACTGGCCTTACATCGAGAGGGCAGCACTCCTTCATGGAGTAAGACCTGGAATTCTTCAATCTGTTCCTCCTATGGACCTCCCGATGGTTCAACATTGGGCTATGGAGAACAAGGTTCCAATGGTCATCCTAGAACTAGAGGGGGAGTCTGGTCTTTCCTACGGGAATGCTAGAATCCCCTATGAGCAGGGGAAGCCATTCACCTATCGGGTTTACTATGGGAAGGCTCCAGCTCATTTCCAGGGGTATTGGAAGGAAGGAAATCAGGTAGCAATAGGTCGAGCACTTGGTTATCCTCCCTGTTGCATCGAATCCTTCAAGAAGCACTGGACGGAGGAGGGGTGGAGAGACCTCACCTACCACTCCTATGACGACCCGAATGAGAAGAACTTGATGTATAACAACGTGCTCCTCCGACAGCTCGGAGTCAGAGCCGTTTCACATCTGCCATGCACTATCTCATGTAGGCCATCCTGTAAGGTAGGGATGGATATGTTCGAGGTCATGGCGAAATGTGAGCATCAGACCGAAATCATAAACTGGATGAAGACCCTCTTGGCTATGCCGATGAAGTGGTCCTCTCTCCACGGAGTTGCCATCCTCACTACGCCTCTATTCAAGTTGATAAACGCGACCGACCCTCTCCCTTCTACCTCTGAGGTGAGTCTTGCCTCCGACTACTATCCTGAGGGTGGGGCAAGTGCAAACGTCTTTCCATTCCAGCAGGTTCGGCATCTGAAGTTCGCTAAGAGCAATGACTCCGACTTCCTGGATAATGGATTCGGTTCTCGGAGTTCGATGGTGGCTGCGCATCGGTTCATCCTCTCGATGCTACCTAACCAGATTGGGGGAGGTGTTATCGGTCGAGTTCTAGATCTTGGCTGCGGTAATGGACGCCTCCTGAAAGCTATCAAGAAGGAGCACCAAGAGGTAACACTCTATGGTGTCGATACCAAGGACATGGTCGGTGACACCTGGAATTTCATCCAAAGTGACATCTACGATTTCGAGTGGGAGGGAGAGTATCAGATAACCTTAATGTCTGTGGAGAGGTTACATGAGGTGAATAAGGAGCAGGCGATTGACTTGCTCCAGGCGATTAGTTCACATTCCAAGCTTCTCCTCCTATCCACTTACAATACGTGGATGCATGGATTCGACGGTGAAATCAACAACCTGTTCTCCGTAGTCGCTGTCGGTGTTGATCCGGCCCTAGGCTACGAGGCCAAACTTCTAGAGAGGAAAATCTAAATGGCTTACGACTTGAATCGATGCCCGCAGACCGAATCCGACGCGCAGGACTACATCTTCACCCTTTTCAGCCGCACGATCGGTCAGCCCGCGAACGACTGGGCGAGCG